AGTATCAAACAGAGGGAGAACGGTTCTCCCTCTGCTGAAAGCGGACGACCGCTGAACAACGGGGGGGAAACCCCCCATAACCTAGGAGAGTGACATGGGACTAGACATTCAGATATTGAGCGTGCCTCGGGCAGTGGCTGTGAAAGCCACAGATGCGCGGCTTGGCTCACGCTACGACACGCACCCCCGATGGCAGCAAGTTGCCTACGAGCGCAACAACTGGGACTTGCACGCCTTGCTTGCTGCACTCTATGCCGAGCGAGGTGGGACGCAGGACGAGTTCAACGACACAACGGTGCGCTTGTACAAGCGCGACCTACGCCTGTTCCTTCAGACTTTTGAAGGAACATTGGCTCCTGCCATTAGCCCATCCACGGCAGAGCAAATTATCGAACACATGAGAAAAGGGCGAGTTGTGTACGCCGAATCTTGTTTTTAAAAGGAGAGTGAGATGAAGACAGTATCAATTGGCAGATTCAAAGAAGACGGGACGTTCACAGTGGTGTGCACCCTGACCAACAACGGGGGGCACATGCCCCCTGCTGCGTTCGAAGCCCTTGTGGAGAACACAGCGCTAGCCTTGGCTGTGCATCTGGGGCGAGAGAGAACCGTAATCAAGGAGCAAGGAAAATGAAACCAAAAAACGTAAACGAAGCGCTGGACAGCGTGCATGCACGGCTGATCGCAGCAGGGGCTTATCTGGAGCGCTACTTGCTCAATCCGCAAGACTACTCGCCAGAGCATATCGAGGAAGTTAAAGACGCTGTGCTTGACGCACACATGCTGGTGACTTGGATTAAGGACAATATTAAATGAAAACAAAACGCTGGACATACAAGGTGTACTACGCTGGCCGGTTCGTGGCTGCGTTCACATCACGCAAGAAAGCCAGAGAGTTCATGGAGGGCATGACCGACTTCGATCTGCCCTTCCTCATCACGCCTGATATCGCTGGGCAGATACCAACCATGATAGGAGAACTGAAATGAGTAAATGGATAAATGTCAATGACGAAGACGACTGCGGGTATGTTGACTTCAACAAGGAGTTGTACGCGATGCCCGACAAGGGCAACACGAGCGTGGACATACGGCTGACGTTCAACACGGACAGGCGCACGTGCTACTACACGATCAGCCTGAAGAACGATGATGGCAACACGCATGATTGGCAACGAGATCACCACGTACCTTGGGCCGTGGGTGTTGCGATGTTGGGCGATGACGTTGAAATTTCGAAGGGTTGGAAATGAAAACATCAGAACTAACAGGCATCGCCCTTGATTGGGCAGTCATGAAGTGCGAGTGCGCTATCCCTGCGGCGTTCAAGTGCATACCTGCCCTGCTCAACGGCACGGTGCGGGGGTTTCGTGGGGACATCGGCGCATACAGTGAACCCGTGAGCCCATCGACCAACTGGGCGCACGGTGGGCCGATCATTGAGCGTGAGGGTATCTGCTTATGGTCTGAGGGGTACGACTGGGAGGCCAAGATACAGACAGGGGCAGGGCAATGGTTGACTGAATGGGCAGAGACCCCACTCATCGCAGCCATGCGGTGCTACGTTGCCAGCAAATTGGGCGATGAAGTCGAGATACCAGAGGAGTTGAAGTAAGAACCCGTTGCCGATGCGGTTCCATCGGTGTGTTAGTTATATCAAGGAAACAAAATGAAAATCTATCTTAGTGATTGTGGAACTGTGCTCAAGGCACAGATCGTGGACGCCAGCACGCTGGTGCAGGTCACGGGCACGCTGGACGGGCGCTACAGTGAGATCAGGCACTACATGCCAGAGCCTGCGTTCTCCACCCCGGCGTTCACACCAGCGCAGGTGGGCATACTGAAGGCACGCAGCGGGGATGTCTACGGGCGGATGCTCAACAACATGGTGAACGAACTCAGCGCACCCGCAGCACGGCGTATGCGTTCGCTCTCCCGCCGTTGGGCAGACAGGGACGACTACCGCTCCCCCACAGCGCACTGTCGTGGGGGCCGCTACCAACTGAACAACATGGGTGTCTATCGGTTCAAGGCACTGAAGGAGATGTGTCGTGAACTCGACGCGCATGTCAAAGCGGCCATCCAAGGTGATGAGGATGCGCTAGTCGAGTTCATCGTGGAGAACGAAGGGGACGACCTGATCGACCGGGTGTTCCACAAGATAAGCCATCTCGTTGCCGACCGCTTGGTCTTGGCAGACTGTGGGCACATCACCCGGCCCGATGACATGACAGATGTGCACCGCACCTCAAGGAACTCCAGCACCATGTGCATTGACTGCCGCAGCAATCAGGCGGTGTACTGCGAGGACGCAGAGGAGTACTACTTTGAGGATCGTGCCTACCGCCACAGTGATGACAATTGGTACACCTACGAAGAAGAGCGGGATGAGGAGGAAGAAGAGGAAGATCCTGACAACGGGCGCTCTATGAGCTACTCTACATGCGTCTTGAAGCACACCGCTGCCGATGAGAGCATCCACAGTTCCAAGTATGGGGACTTCACGCTGGGCATTGAGTTGGAGATGGCCCCGGGGCGTGCGTCTAGGTACGATGCCATTGAGGATGTGCGGAACCAGCTTGGGCATGACTACTGCATCATTAAGGACGATGGCAGCATCAGCGGGGTCAATGGCTTTGAGGTAGTGACTGCCCCCCGTGGTCTGAAGGAGCACATCACACGCTTCAAAGCATGGGATGTCAACAAAGCCTATCGTGCTTGGGATGTGGAGAAGTGCGGCACGCATGTGCACATCGACTCCCGTGCCTTCACTGAGTTGACCCTTGGCAAGTTCCTCATATTCATCAACTCCAACAACAACGCCGACTTCATCCGCAATATAGCAGGCAGGCATCCGCTCAAGGACAGCCAAGCACGGGAGTACTGTGCCAATGAAGAGCAGGGCATCTTGGAGAACCCCAAGCAGGCCATCCTTGGCAAGACGGCACAGCGCTACTACATGGTGAACCTGAACAACTTGGCGTATGCCGAGTCCCAGCGCTTGGGGTTCAAGAGTACGTACACAGATGGCAAGTACAACACGATAGAGCTACGCATCTTCCGGGCCACACTCAAGAAGGAGCGCTTGCTTGCACAGATAGAGTTCACCCATGCCAGTGTGCACTTCTGTCGCAGTGCGAGTTTCCGCGAACTCAACGGTACAGAGTTCGTGGCATGGCTCAAGACGACCAACAACGCATACCCGCACCTGTCCGATTGGTACGGCACACGCCGCCCCAAGCAGGTTCCCCAGTCCCCCGCACTCGCAACAACTGAATAAGGATATCAATCATGTGTCTCATCATTACTGGCAAGTCTGCCAAGATTCGCAACACCCTGCTCAACACAGCCGGGTTACTCGACACCATCTACACATCCAACCCTGACGGGATTGGGCTGATGTACAGCACCGCCAAGGGACTCAAGACCGTCAAGGTGTTGCCCAAGTCAGCGGCGGATGCACGCGCCATCATCAACAAGATACCCAAGGACGCCCGTGAGATGGCAATCCACTTCCGCTGGGCGACACATGGCAAGACAGACTTGCATAACTGTCACCCGTACGATGTCATACCGGGCTACGTTGCCATGATGCACAACGGCGTGCTGCACACAGGCAATGAGGCTGACAAGGACAAGTCAGACACATGGCACTTCATCAAGGACTACCTGTCGGAGTCGGTGCACATGGCCCCGGAACTGGTGTTCGTTGATGGGTTCCTTGCCATGATCGCTGAGTTCATTGGGGACAATCGGTTTGTGTTTATGAATGGCGAGGGGCGCATCAGCCATGTCAACAAGGACTCAGGCATTGAGCACGATGGCATGTGGTTCAGCAACACCTACGCATGGAACCCCGCGCTGCTGATACCCACGTACCGATCACGCCATACATCCCCACGCTACCTCGGGTCATGGAACGTGACAGACACAGACGAGGAAGACTACGGGTACTACAGCCGCAGCTTCCACGCACCCAAGCCCATAGCGCCATCGAAGCCGCTTGTCACTGTGGATGAGATCACCGCGCACCTTGAGTCATGCGATGCGCCGGGTCTGTGTCACTTGCTAGAGGCGTTCCCCAGCACGGCCATACACCTGCTGTGCAAGAACTTCATCCCAAGCCCCACCTCGGATGCGTATCGGGACGAGATCAGCGCACACGAGACGGCGGTGTACGACATGCTGCTGGAGCAGGACATGACGGGGCTGCTGACCTACATAGCACACTCTGCGTCCTCCGCTGCCACAGTGGCGGATGTGATCTGTTACTACCTCAACTGGGAGCGATGCGTGAGCACCCAGCCCAGCGTAACAGCCGTTTGACACCATGCCGGGGGAGACCCCGGCCTTTCAAGAAAGGAAAATAAGTTTGTCCAAGGCTTGACAAACCGTTTAGACATCGGATACGATAAACACATAACAGGTGGAGAACGGTTCTCCCCCTAACAATTTTGGAGAAGCAATGAGTAACAATAAGCCAGCATGGACTGAGGTTCTTAAACAATGGGAGCCCTCCGCTGGAAGCGAAGCGGTCACCACCACTGCCCCCGCTGCGGATGCATCACCGTCACTCTTCCCGGTGACAAATAACGTCACTCGTGAGACGTTTGAGTGCGTCAAGAAGAACCCCGGGATAACAGCGCTGCAAGTCGTGGCGATGCTGCCCAAACAAAAACCCACTTCGGTAACATCCCTCTTGGCGCAGATGGTCAAGAACGGGTTGTGCACCAAGCAAGACTTCGGGTTCTACGCCCTTGTTGACGAGTACCTGCCGTTGAAAAGAGCGTATGCCAAGTACGCAACGGCACAGAAGCCCAAGGCAAAGGCAAAGCCTTCGGCCCCCGCCCCTGCAAAGGAGCAACAACCTGCTACGGCAAGCAGCCTACTGATGTCCCTCAACGTGGTTGAGGCGCGTCTTTTGTACGATGAACTCAAGAAAGTTTTTAACTAAGGATTTATATGGCACACGAACTAACAACCAATCAGCAAGGGCAAGTCGAGTTTGCCTATCTTGAACAAGACGGCCTGCCTTGGCACGGCCTTGGTCAGCCGATGCCCGTGGGGGCAAGCATTGAAGAGTGGCGCAAGCAGGCAGGCATGGACTGGCGCATCCAGCGCTCTGAGGTGCGGTTCAACACGAGCCGCACTGAGGAGGTACTGATGAAGATGCCCGAGCAGCATGTGCTGTTCCGCTCTGACAACCACGAAGCACTTGGGCTGGTGTCCAAGAAGTACCAAGTGGTGCAGCCCAGTGAGGTGATTGAGTTCTTCCGGGACATCGCCAAGGCCGGGGGTCTGGAGTTGTCTGCGGCAGGGACGATCTACGGAGGCAAGCGCTTCTGGGCCACAGCCAAGATAGGCGAGGCAAGTCCGACCAGTATTAAAGACAAGATCAGCGGGTTCCTGCTCATCAGCACCAGCGCCGATGGCTCACTGGCAACCGAGGTGAGGCGCACAACTGTACGCACTGTGTGCTCCAACACGCTGGCTATGGCGATGGCAGATGCTCATGCATCTGTGCGAGTCACGCACAAGTCAGTGTTCGACCCGGCAGCAGTGAAGGACTTCATGGGACTCAACGAGGCTGCATGGGCAGCGTTCAAGCATCAGGTGGTGCGGCTGGCTAACAAGCCTGTCGTCCTTGAGGAGGCAGAGCAGCTAACCGCCTTCATACTAGGTGGTGGAGAGAAAGTGCAGGCGACAGCAGGGTACAACAAGATACTCGACCTGTTCCAAGGCGAGGCCAAGGGGTCTGGTCTTGAGGGTGTGCAGGGCACAGCGTGGGGCTACATCAACGCCGTGACTGAGTATGCCGATTGGTTCTCACGGGCACGTAGCCAAGAGAACCGCTTTGTGTCCGCACAGTGGGGGCCGGGTGCTGACCTCAAGCAGCGTGCACTGGACGCTGTGTTAGCTGTGTGATTAACCGGGGGCTTCGGCCCCCATAACAGGAGAAGCAATGCTTACATTTATCAAGAACTATTTACGCAAACCCACACCGCTGGAGATGGTTGCCAAGGAGTTGGCTGTCGCACACTTGTGCAAGCTAGAGGCAGAGACAGCGGTGGACTATGCAGTGAGTGTCGTGCGCTACAACGACACCCGCATCAAACGGCTAGAGCAACACATCAACAACCACAAGGAGTGTGTATGAGTGACACCCCAGAGACGGTGCTGCTTGTCAGCAACCTGCTGGTGCAGCAAGCGATTGAGTCACGGGCGAGAAAGCCCGAGTCAGTGTGGCTCCCTCATTCGTTTGAAGAGGCCGAGGCCAATGCAAACTTGTTCGCCAAGACACAACTGCCTATGAGCAACCCCGACCGCAACCGTAGCCTGATACGGGCGTACGACCGAGTAACCAAATCAAGGGAGACATACCATGTATGACGATGGCGACTATGGCGGCATTGATGAGTTCATGTACTACGTGACTATCGCTGTTTTATTCTTGATGACTACTGTCTTTCTGGGCGCGGTGGTTGGACTTATGTATTGGGCCATGCTATGAACAATGAAGAAGACGAATTCAAACGCATCGAAGCAGAGGCCCAGCGCCAAGCAGCGTTCCAGCGCAAAGTGGACGATGCTATAAGGATTGCGTTCGAAGCAAAGTGGGACGATGACGACACGCAGGGGTACGCAAGTGAGTTCGCCCTGCCACAACTGAGAACCTTCTTGGACAGTCTCAAGGAACGCATCGTTAAGCGTTACGTAGGTAGCCCATCAGACAGGGACATAGGCTACGGCATGGAGATTGTGTATTTTGATCTGATCGACTTAATTGAGGGGAAGAAATGACTAAGCAAGAACTACTGGCCCTACTCAAGCTGTTGTCGGCGATAGAGAGCGCAATGTCCGTCAACAAAGCGCAATTACCTAACTATTTGTTTGAGCAGATTGACGCTGCGGTTGCAGTGCTGGAACGGGAGATATTGAAATGACACAAGACGACATCAATCGCATGGCGCGGGAGGCGGGGTTAATTGTCGACGGCAATAATTCGGGACATGACGACCTCCTCGCCTTTGCCAACCTTGTCGCCGCTGCCGAACGTGAGTCTTGCGCGGAGTTGTGTGACGGTTTGGATGATGGGTTGGTTGACGGATTAGCTGGCTGGCAATACGGCGAAGCCATCAGAGCAAGAGGAGAGCAAGCATGACACAAGACGACATCATCAAGATGGCAGACGCATCCGGGATTTCATACTACGGCATGGGCAAGGACAGTGATAGGTTTTTGCATCACGTTGAAACCTTTGCCGACCTTGTCGCATCAGCCGAGCGTGAGGCTTGTGCGCGGCTGTGTGAAGCACAGGGGGAATATGGCGATGAGCAATACGCCGCTGCTATCAGAGCAAGGAGCCAAGCATGACGCAAGATGAACTCATTAAGCTGGCGCTGATCAAGCTGGCGCAGGAATCTGGGCTTGCAAAAGTTCTCGACGAACACGCCAGTGAGTACCGCGATGGCTGGTTTGAAAACTCGGAATACCCAGAACTCTTGGCCTTTGTCAAACTTGTAGCTGGGCATGAGCGTGAGGCTTGTGCGCGGCTGTGTGAAAACCATGTCAGCTACCCATCACGAGTGCATTTTGCTGCTGCTATCAGAGCAAGAGGAAACACATGAAATTTGACAAATTTATTGAGTGGTGGTTTACAGGGCGTTGTCTTACACACCCCGTGGTCGTGGCAGTAACTTGGTTTATAGCTGGATACACAGTGGGGAAATTATGAGCCGCTTACTACACGCTGCCGCTGAAATTGGAAGGAGTATGAAATGACTGATATGCCAGAATTACTTGTTGTTTTGTTTGTTATTGCAATGCTTAACGGGTTTGCGTACACCATCGGCAACTACGTTGGCGCCGAAAAGGCTTGCGAGTCTGTAAAGATGGAGTGGGTCAAAGACAAGTGCGTGAAAGTAACACGGGAGGTAATGCAATGACAAGAGAAGTAATGCAGCAGGCGCTAGAGGCGCTGGAAAACGCTGTTAGATACCACGGCATCATGTTGATGTCCGACCCGCCACAAGCTGCGTGGAAATATTACAGAGTTGAAGACAATGCAAAACAAGCCATCACTGCCATCAAAGAAGCCTTGGCACAGCCAGTGCAGCCAGAAGCGAAAGTACAAAACACCGAAGATGCAGCTAACGAGGCAGCAGCGAAAGCGCTTTACGAAACGTGGCACAGCCAGCCGGGATACTTGCCGTGGCAAGACGGCGGAAACTCACATAAACAAGACGAGGCTAGAGAGCTAGTTCGCCTTGCTGCCCACAATTTAAAGCCACCCCTGCCAGTGCAGGAGCCGGTGGCGTGGACAACAATGCCAGAGGCAGATGATTGGGATTTTGTTTCTGGGAACAAAGACCCTACCGGCAAGCTAGAGGGCAAGTGGTTTCCGCTCTACACCACCCCACCCGCAGCACAGCGCAAGCCGCTGACGGATGAGGAGATTGATGCGTTGGCAAATAACAATGGGACTGTTGACCTCGTGACGTGGTGGCGTCAACTTGCCCGAGCCATCGAAGCCGCCCACAACATTAAGGAGAAGACCAATGACTGACTTAAGACAAGCCGCGCAGCAGGCGTTGGAGGCGTTGGAAACCTGTAGAGAAGACGAGTGGCACAGCGAGGATGATTTTGGAATGGAACAAACATACGACGAAGATAAAGTTGCCAAAGCCCTCACCGCCCTACGCACCACACTGAAACAGCCAAGGCAGGAGCCGAAGCCTGTGGCGTGTCGTTTTTGTCACAGCAAAAAAGGTTGCTATACATGGCTGTGTGATAGCTGCGGAGAGATTGACGATGTTCAACAACCCGCAGCCCAGCGCCCGTGGGTAGGGCTGACGGATGAGGAGATTTTGAGCGCAGACCCTCGGATTGGAAAACCAGAGTCTGATGTCAATCCGTATCAGATACTCGGCAGCGCCCGAGACTTGGAAGCCCTTTTGAAGGAGCGCAACACATGACACCGCAAGAACACAAATGGGTTGAGACCAACAACAGTCTGTGCGCCGTGCTTAGACAAGTGCATGATGTGCTGGCATTGTCGTCCCTGCCGCCCAAGCGTGAATGGCAAGGGCTGACGGATGAGGATAAGCAGACCGCAGTCTGGACAAATGGGACTTTTGGTGGTGGCGCACTGTGGGCCGAAGCCCTTTTGAAGGAGCGCAACACATGATTGAATACTTCCACCCCGCCTTCCCAAAGTTGTACCGCATTGGTGGTGAGTACGCGCCGGGGCTGGCTAGGCTGTTCGGGGCGCATGAGTGCCATGAGGGTAAGGCGCATGACATTGTTGATGGCAAGTGCACCAAGTGCGGTGTGCATGTAAAGGAGAACAAATGACACAAGATAAACATGAATGGTATTGCAGATGCGTGGACTGCCTTGAGGTAAAACTTAAACAAGCCAACAAAGAAATAGTAATGCTGCACAAAATCTGTGCCAGTAAAAAACAACGCTGGGTTGATTTAAACGAAGATGAAGTTTTGAGCTTGTGGCAGATATGCAAGATACCTGTTTATCTTGAGAAGCCGAATGACATTGGTCATAGGTTTGCACAGGCGCTTAGTTTTCGTTTGCATGAGGTTAGCTATGATGCGTTTTGTATTGACGCAAGAGAGGAGAAGAACACGTGACTGATCTAACAGAAGCTAGTTTGGAAGCCGCGCTCATAGAAATTCGCAAACACATAGATGAGATGGGAGAAACGATCAAATTGACACCAACCCATTTTATTTTTAGACCCGCAGATTTAGAGGCGCTTGGACTCACTGTGGATGATGTTGCGAAGATGATTAAGGAGAAGAACACATGAACCCAACAAAGACAGGACTCTACACAACCAACGCCGATGGTAGGAGCATCCTGCTGTACTGGGACGGCAAAGATTGGGTTAATGCAGACGGCCTACGCCCACGCTTCAAAACAGTGCAATGGTCAAGAGGCCCGTGGTTTGTCCCTGCGCTAAGAACTTGGCAGGGGCTGACGGATGAAGAGATTGAACAAGGTAACAAAGAGTCTTGGGTAACTGAACAGGCTTGGCAATCAGCAGTCTGGTGGGCAGAAGCCAAACTGAAGGAGAAGAACACATGACTCAACCCATTGACTACTTAGAGTTTTACAAGACCTACATTCCACCGCCGCCGATAAGCACATTGGAAGACGCCTATGTAAAACACCACCGCAAGTACGGCGACAGGTTCAATGCGTTTTACACGCAGATTCCCTTGTGGATGAAAGAATTATTTTGGTACGATTTTTGGAAGGAGAAGAAAATATGATTAAGCGAGTGTCACAGCGTGACGTAATCGGCAAGCTATTAAAAGACAACAACATGCCTGATACACCTACTGCTAGGGCGATATACAGAAAGATGTTGGAGCCAGATGAGGACGATGACACACAGGTCTACCGGAAGCCGTGGGTAGGGCTGACGGATGAAGAAAAAAAGAACCTTGCGAAGGCAGCGGGGTGCACTGAGGACGATGACGGACATATCATCATGGAGATTTTTAGACTTGTTGAAGCCGCCCTGAAGGAGAAGAACGGATGAAGCGGCCATACGGCAGGACGCTGACCGGGCACACCATACCCTATGGCACTTTTGTAAATGCAAGTAAGGAACTGCTCAGTGCGTACTACAACTACGGCTACCTACGTGATGAGGATATACCGGAGTTGCCGTGCATACCCATGATGGAGGGAGAACATGTTGATCCCATAGAAGAGTTGTACAAGAAAGAATTGATTGCTGGGGTTCAAGAGGTGTTGGAAACTTTGACCCCGAGAGCAATAAAAGTTTTACAAATGCGGTTTGGGATTGGCCTGACACAAGACTACACATTGGAAGAAGTTGGTAGGACGTTTGATGTAACACGCGAACGCATCAGGCAGATCGAAGCCAAGGCGCTACGCTATATGAAGAACCCGCTACGTTCAGACAAACTTGCAGAGTTGGCTGGGTACTACGTAACAACCGCAGAGAAGAAAGCGGAGATGAAGTCAAAACAAACGCAGTGGGAAAAAGAACGGGCGCGCGCCGAAGAGCAAGCGAGAGCCGAAGAGCAAGGACGTAACCACATGCTAAAAGAAATTTTGCATATACACACAACAAGGAGAAGACCGCTTGAGATGCCCCATATGCAACGCACAGACTGATGTAAAAGACTCACGACTAAGAAAGGAAACCAACAGTGTTATCAGAAAACGCAAGTGCTTCAACGACCACACCTTCCAAACAGAAGAAAAAGTCAATCAACTTCTACGACCCGTTCACGAGGGTAGACCCCAAGCTGCTGGAGCAGATGTACCGAGCAGCGCAGAAAGAAAAACTTAAACAACTACCAGAGGCATTACTATGAATGGCATACCCACATTCAGCACTTGGGACAGGGCAACGCTAGATCAGTTTGCGCTGGACGCATGCGTCAGGATGCAACAGCAGCAAGAGACGATTGAGCAATTGACGCTGGATAAAAAAACTGCCCTTGAAGCGTACCGCATGTTAATAAAAGAGGCTTCCCATGACGCCTGAAGCAAAAGTTAAAACGGCAATCAAGAAGCTGTTGGACGCCCATGAGGTGTACTACTTCATGCCAGCAGCCAACGGATACGGACGCGCAGGGATACCCGACATCGTGTGCTGCATCAACGGGTGCTTCCTTGCAATTGAGTGCAAGGCAGGCAAAGGAAAAACAACAGCCTTGCAAGACCGAGAGTTGATAGCCATCCACAAGGCAGGAGGTAGCGCTGTGGTTATCAACGAGACATCCCTGCACACACTGCCGGGAATCATTACAGACATCAAACAAAGGACAATTACATGAACTTAGCCAAACGAATGCTCGACATGGAGAGTGAGATGAACGAGCGTCTTGATACCTTGTCGTCGGAAGAAAGAATACATCTGGCAGAACTCATACTTATACTGACCCGGTGCTACGGCACTGACCCAAACTGCGCCGTGGTGCTAACCCACAACAACGGCAAACTTTCAATTCTGTCAATGAACAACACAGAGCTAGAAGCACAAACGCTTTGCAAAGATGCAGCCAATATCTTGGCCGACAGCTTGGGCAGCAACAACCAACCAAAGGACATACATTGAGCCAGCCATACGACACCATCCTGACCATCGACTTTGAAACCCGATGGGACAAGACCAACTATACCCTCTCCAAGATGACCACCGAGGAGTACATTAGGCATGAGAAGTTCAAAGCGTTCGGCGCATGCATCCATGAGTACGGTAGCAGCACGCCCATCCAGTGGTACACCCACGAGGAACTCCCCAAGATATTTGGCATGTACGATTGGACGAAGACCGCCGTGCTTGCCCACAACGCACAGTTCGATATTGCCGTCCTCTCATGGGTGTACGGGGCACGCCCCTGCTTTATCTTTGACTCACTGTCGATGGGCCGTGCGCTACGTGGCGTGGAGGTTGGCAACTCCCTAGCCAAACTTGCGGAACACTTCGGGCTTCCCCCCAAAGGCAATGCGGTGTATTCCACGGACGGGCTTGCGGACATCAGCCCGGAGATTGAGGCTGAACTTGCTGCCTACTGCAAGCACGATGTGTATCTGTGCGAGGAGATATTCACACGCCTTGTCGCTGACTACCCCACCAAAGAACTCAGGCTCATCGACATGACCATGCAGATGTTCACTGACCCCACGCTGGTGCTTGACCCAGACATGCTGGCAGACGCACTGCTGGATGAGAAGGAGCAGCGGGAGGCACTGCTGCTGCGGCTCAAGATCAACGAGTCTCAGTTGGCATCCAACCCACAGTTCGCCGCCGTACTGAATGCGCTTGGTGTGCCTACCCCATACAAGACGAGCAAGACCACGGGTGAGCAGACCTTGGCGCTGGCTAAGACAGACGCGCTGTTCCAAGCCATGCTCAACGGAGACAACGAGGAGGTGGCGCTGCTGTGTGAGGCTAGGCTGAAGGTGAAGTCCACAACGGAGCGCACACGGGCGCAGCGCTTTCTTGAGATCAGCACACGGGGCACGCTGCCTGTGCCACTGTCCTACTACGGAGCCTCAACGGGACGCTGGACAGCCGCAAGGGGGAGCGCCATCAACATGCAGAACCTCAAGCGGGGGAGCTTCCTGCGTAGGTCAGTCATGGCCCCGGAGGGACACCAGTTGGTGGTGGGTGACCTGTCTCAGATTGAGCCCCGGGTGCTGGCATGGCTGGCTGACTACAAGGGCTTGCTGGACATATTCGAAGCCGGGGGTGATCCGTATGCTGCCTTCGGTGCACAGATGTTCAACATCCCCGGCTTGACCAAGGAGAGTCACCCTGACTTGAGGCAGTCAGCCAAGTCAGCGCTGTTGGGTGCAGGGTACGGGTTGGGGTGGGCCAGCTTTGCTGCACAACTGCTGGTTGGGTTCCTTGGTGCACCACCTGTGCGCTACACCAAGGAGGTTGCCAAGCAGTTGGGCGTGACAAAGACATCCGTAGAGGAGTTTGTTGAGTGGGAGGACAACCTAGAGAAGATGCAAGCAGTGCCGCATATCTGTACCGAGCCTGAGTTGCTGATACATTGTGTTGCAGCCAAAGCAATCATTGACAACTACCGCAAGACCGCCGCGCCGGTTGTGAAGTTTTGGAACCTGTGTGGGGATTTGATACACCGCAGCCTACTCAGCGGTGAGGTGTACACGCACAAGTGCCTGACCTTTAGCAAGGGACGGATAAAGCTGCCCAATGGCATGAGCTTGCTGTACCCCAACTTGCGGCGGGGGAAGGACGAGGAAGGGAAGTTGCAGTGGACGTACGGCTTAGATGCGAGTAAGATATACGCTGGCAAGATAACAAACAACGTCACGCAGGGCGTAGCGAGATGCGTGATGACAGACGGGATGCTTCGCGTAGCAAAGAGATATCCCGTCAAAGGCACAGTACACGATGAGTTGATCGCCGTTGTACCGGATGCGGAGGTTGAAGAAGCTAAGACTTGGGTCTTGGCGCAAATGACTATGGAGCCACGGTATCTGCCGGGGATTCCGTTGAACGCTGACGGTGGCGCACACCGTAGGTATGGACTAGCCAAAGGGTAATCACATTGAAGATACCAAAGAAAATCAAGATAGGTAGACGGTGGTACACCATCGAAGTTGTCGAGCAGATGCCAAAAGCAGGGCACATGGGGGACATCGACTATCCCCCAAGCCAGCACATCCGTGTCGGCTTGCGTAGCAGCAGGACAGGCCAGAGTTTTAAGCAAGAAGAAGTTGCTGACACGTTCTGGCACGAAGTGGTGCACGCCATACTGCATGACATGGACAGCAAGCTGTACCGCAACGAGACATTTGTTGGTGCGTTTGCTGCCCGTCTAACCAAAGCAATCAACTCAGCGAGGTTCTAAATGACCAAGGTAGTATGGAGCCACTCATCCCTCAAAGACTTTGAGGGGTGCGCCCGTAGGTATCACGAAATCAAAGTTCTTAAAAAATACAAGTTTCAAGAAACAGACGCAACGCGATACGGCACGGACTTGCACAAAGCGGCAGAAGACTACCTTGCTGATGGGGTGGTACTGCCATCCCGGTTTGCCTTTGTCAAGGACGTTCTGGATGTGCTCGACAAGAAGCCCGGACGCAAGCTGACGGAACACAAGATGGCGCTAACAGAGAAGCTGCGTACCTGTGCGTGGGACGCGCCTGATGTGTGGGTGCGCGGCATAGCTGACTTGCTCATCATTGACGATGAGAACCTGACGGCGTGGGTGGTGGACTACAAGACGGGCAACAACAGATACCCTGACAGAGAGCAGCTTGTGCTGATGTCACTGCTGGTGTTTGCCCACTTCCCCCACATCAGGCAGGTTAAGTCGGCCTTGCTGTTTGTTGTTAAGAACGACATGGTTAAGCACAACATGTCTGTCGATGAAACCAAAGAGCAGTGGCAGCGCTATCGTGAGCGTTCAGCACGCATTTCCGCATGCATTGACAGCGGCGTGTGGAACCCCAAACAAACACCACTATGCGGGTGGTGTGCAGTGAAGAGTTGTGAATTTAACCCCAAGCACTAGGAGAAAAATATGCTTGACACACACCCCGAGCAAGTTAAAAACGCTAAGTTATGGATCGCAAGTCATGCACACATTCGTAAAACATTGAACCGGCGCATCACAAGCTACGGCTTAAAACATCTGGCCGAAAGATATGCGAGTAGCTACATCACCAACCATTCAATGGTACAAGCAATGCTTGAAAGCGGCTACCGTGCCAAGCAAATAGACGGTTCGCCAAACTATTTTTTCAACATCAAATTTAAAGAGGTGTGAACATGACACAAGTCAACGGCAAGCGTGACTACAAACACGCATATGTTTTGCAAAAGAAAAGTGGCGAGACCAAAGACTTTCTTGAACGACAGAAGGCACGCCAAGCATACGATGCCAAAGGCATTGATCGAACAGGGAAAGACATTGACCACATCCTACCGATACGCAAGGGAGGCAAGTCAACACCGGGCAACACCCGACTGCGTAGCCCCAAAGCAAATCAAAGCGATAACAAATAACACGGAGAAGCAATGGAAATCATAGAAAACAAGGCGCTGCTACTACGAACTCGTGACCCCGGTAAATACGGCATCATCCCCAAGAGTCGTGTTGTTGAGCAGCACGCAGATGGGTCGGCATCGGTAGCAGTTTACTGGGGGTTGGAAGAAGCAAAGGTGCTTAGAAACTTAGGCGTCAAAGATGTACCCTCGCCCATAACCAAGCGCTATCACTGGCCCGGACGTTACATACCGATGGCGCACCAGATTGAGACAGCGGGGTTCCTGACCATGAACCGCAAGGCGTTTTGTTTCAGTGAGCCGGGTACGGGCAAGACCTTGAGTGCGCTGTGGGCCGCAGACTACTTGATGTCACAGGGCGTGGTGCGAAGGTGTCTGATACTGTGCCCCCTGTCCATCATGCACAGCGCGTGGTTGTCGGATATGACCAGCAGCATCATCCATCGTTCTGCCATCGTCGCCCACCATGCTCAAGCTAGTCGGCGCATTGAGATGGTGCAGCAGAACTACGAGTTCGTCATTACCAACTACGATGGGCTGAACCTGATTGCGGACGAAGTGCGTAACGATGGGCGGTTCGATTTGGTGATCGCGGATGAGGCCAACGCCTACAAGATGCCCACCACCAAAAGGTGGAAGTCGTTGCAGAAAGTTGTCACACCGGACACGTACCTGTGGATGATGACGGGCACACCTGCTGCACAGTCTCCCGTAGATGCATACGGGCTTGCCAAGTTCGTTAACCCCAACGGCGTGCCGAAGTTCTACACAGCGTGGCGGGATCAGGTGATGAACAAAGTCACGATGTTCAAGTGGGCTCCCAAACCCAGTGCGCCTGAGACTGTGTTTGCTGCCTTGCAGCCTGCAATACGTTTCACCAAAGCACAGTGCCTTGACCTACCACCTGTCATCACAATGGTGCGCGAAGTGCCGCTGACCCCACAGCAAAACAAGTACTACGTGATGCTCAAAGAGCAGATGCTGGTGCAAGCCGCAGGGGAGACCATCACGGCTGTGAACGCTGCTGCGGGTGTGAGCAAGCTGTTGCAGATCAGTTGCGGGGCTGCGTATACAGACACAAAGGAAGTGGTGGAGTTCGACTCCTCCCCGCGCCTTGCTGTGCTGGAGGAAATACTAGGAGAGACACAGCGCAAGGTCATCATCTTTGCCTTGTTTCGTAGCACCATCTCAGCGATACACGCGCACCTGTTGAAGCACCACATAGCAACTGAAATGATCCACGGCGACATACCGCCCATCAAACGGGGCGACATCATCAGGCGCTTTCAAAACGAGCCTGAACCAAGGGTGTTGGTGATGCAGCCAGCGGCTTCCGCACACGGCATCACACTGACCGCTGCCGACACGGTGGTGTTCTACGGCCCCCTGATGTCTGTGGAGCAGTACACCCAGTGCATTGCCCGAGCCGACCGCAAGGGGCAGGACTCAGACAAAGTTACGGTGGTGCACATTCAGGGATCGCCCATAGAAAGACGCATGTTTAAAGCCCTTGGAGAAAAAGTGAGTGACCACTCCCTACTAACCAAGCTGTTCGACATTGAAATTAAAACAGGAAAGGGGTTGCAAATGTAAAAAAAACTACTACACTGTCCAACCCTTGACAAAACTACATGGAGAAGCAAATGGAAACAGAAGTGATTGAGGTGCTGCCGCTTGATCGGCTTGCCAAAATCTACCGTAAGATGCGTTCCGCAATTGAGGTCTTGACGAAAGAGTATGACACTCAAGTCGAAGCCATCAAGGAGCAGCAGGAGGGCGTGAAGAACGCCATGAAAGACCAGATGAAGGCGCTGGGCGTCACATCTGTGAAAACAGCAGAGGGCACGGTCATACTCTCCGTGAAGACCCGCTACAACACGCAGGATTGGGACTCGTTCAAACGATTCATCATCGAGAACGAAGCCGTTGACTTGCTGGAGAAGCGGATCGCACAGAGCAACATGGCGCAATTCTTGACAGAAAACCCCGGACTCGTACCTCCGGGACTCAACTCATCGTCTGAGTATGACGTAAGCGTACGCAAACCAACTTAACAGGAACCTCAATGGAAATTATGCTTTTTAACTCTAAGACTGCCCCCGCTCACGTTCGCGCAGGGCAGCTTTCCGAAACTGCCAGAGCCTTGTCGGGTGGTGCAGGTAACAACATGAAGCGCGTCAGTACAAAGGGTGGTGTGTTTCGTTTGATGGCTGGCGGCAAAGAGGTTGCCAACATTGAGGAGCGCCACCTTGATATCGTAATCGTACTAGCTGCCCCCAAGGTCAGCCGCATTTTCTATGCATCAGCGTACGACAGCGACAAGATTGCGCCCCCTGACTGTTCTTCCACAGATGGCGAAACGCCTGATGCGGGTGTGCCCAACAAGCAGTCCGACAGTTGCATGGGTTGCCCCCAGAACATCGCGGGCTCTGGCAATGGCAACAGCCGTGCGTGCCGCTACCAACAGCGTCTGGCTGTGGTGCTGGAGGATGCTGTTGATGGTGATGTGCTGCAACTCACGCTGCCAGCAACGTCCATCTTTGGTAAGGATGAAGGCGACAAGCGCCCCCTGCAAGCCTACGCACGGTTCTTGGCGAACCAGAACCCCCCGGTGAACCCCGAGGCGGTTGTGACCCGCATGCGCTTTGATACCAAGGCAGAAGCCCCCAAGCTGTTCTTCCAACCCATGCGCTGGCTGACAGACGCCGAGTATGCTACCGTCATGCAGCAGGCTGCTACGCCTGATGCCAAGCGTGCGATTGCATCCACAGTGGCGGCGGCAGACGGTGTTAAAGTTGAGCCGCTGACTCTGGCAGGCAAGGCTCCTAGCAAGCCCCCCGTTGTTGCCGAGGAAGAGGATGAGGAGGTGGTTGTGCCGACACCGCCAAAAGCGAAGAAGGCCAAGCCTGCTCCAGCAGCGGCAGCAGTAGAGGAGGAGGAGGCAGAACCCGAGGTGCGTAAAACCGCAACCAAGGTAACGGCTGTCCCGGCTAAAAAGGGAAGCCTGTCCTCTATTGTGGCTGATTGGGACGACGAGTAATATGCTGCTGGGGTACAAGCAGCGGTCGCACTGCGTGGGTCGGGGTTCGTAGATTCCTCGTTAATTGATACACACATATCCACGACTGCGTTTCCTGACTTGTACCCCACACTTAATACCTATGGCCTACTCACAAAAAATTATCGGACTCGTGGCGTCCACCCCTAAAACACTGGGCAACCAGCTAGGGCGGTGGGCAGTCCATCTCGATTTTCCCGTCACCAAGATCGCCCGTGCACTGGGTGTCACCCGTCAAACAGTCTATAACTGGTTCACAGGTACTGAAGTGTTCGTTGGCTATCGTGGGCGCGTGGAACTGCTTTTAAAAATTATGCAAGCCTCATCCACAGCAGATGAAGCATGGAGAAAAATATGCAAGGAAT